TCATGCCCCCTGATTTCGTAGTCGTGACCTTCGCTATCTGAGTAACAGTCGTTATCTGGTCGATGATCTCCCTCATACCTTCCAGGAAGCCATCTATGGAAGCGGGCTCTATTGCCGTGACACTGCCCATCTCGTTGGTGTTTTCTACAATGGCTCCTGGCTCCTGACTGATTTCGTGTCCCGGTGGTGATTGACTGCCGAAGACAAAAAGCCTCTGGAATGCCTGGTTATCCATCGTCAACAGCATATCGGTGACCGTCTTATTAAGCGCATCTTGGAGATCCAGCATCACCAGCAGATCGCTCACCCCAAACTCCAGATCGTCAATGGTATTTTTGATATGAATGATGGGAATGAAGCCCAGTTTATTCTCCTCTTCCTTTGTCAATATCCAGGTTGTTGACTCAGTATCATCATTTCCCTGTAACTCATAAAATTTTACCATGTCGGCGGTAAACACCTGAGCCTTCCACATGCCGCCATCGTCTATATCAAACTCGCTGCCATCAGCAAACCATTTGACGGCACAGTATATCATCTCAGTATAATCATCTGTCCGGTATCGCGGGAATACTATATCGGGCCTCAATATGCGTACCTGGACTTGATCGCTCTTGTCTATGTATGTCTTCGTAAAGACGTCTCCCTTCTTCCCCTGTATAGTGATCGTCTTTATCATCTCCTCGGTGAGCAAGCCATTTGCCTCATATACCCCCAGAAGTGCCTCTTCTGCCTCTTCGTTGTCTACTGCTTCTAAATTCACGCCGCCGCCCATGATGTAATCCACAGTACTATTAACAACCAGTGGGCAGTAATTCACAACAGTCCCAAGCTCTGATTCCAGCGCAGCCTTGACCTTTTTAGGAATACCAACATCCTGCTCGCCATAAAAATAATTATCGTATTGTGCGTAGTTCTCAAGGCGCTTATGCTGCTGATTATGTATATCGTCAAGAAATGACTGATGTATCATGTTCATTAATATCGCCCTGTGTATTGCCTGATCACGCCTGCTTGTTGTCCTTGCGATCCCGCCAATAACGCCAAAGCCGTCGCAACCGTTATATCATCACCGCGCCTGCCATGAGTAACATCAAAATCGGAATCACATTGAAGGCCCTGGAGTTCCCTTAGAAATTCATGGGAATTCTGCTGACCACAAGTTAAATTCTGCGCGCACGTCCCGCAGCTCCGCTTCCAGCAGTCTCGCAAAATATCGCTATATATGACCAGATGCCGATCACGGATCACTGTAAAAATACACTTAAAAAGCTTTCGCCTGCTGGGCTTCGTGAAGTCATAGCCCTCAACCAGGCTCTTTCCCCATTCACCTTGTAGCGTCTGGATCGCCTGGACTGCCTGCCATTTGTCAAAGATAACCTTCCGCGTCCGCTTTGCTTGATAGAATTCCCTCACGACTTCCGTCGCCTCGTTCAGATCTACAGGGTCTTCTTTCGTCCCTTTGAACACCCTGGAGCCAGTCCATTGGAACATATCGGGTGATTCTTTGCCCAGCCTCACGACAGCACATTTGTCCTTCGTCAAGCCCCAGTCGTTCCCAATATAATCGCCATAAGTAATCGCTGGGCGGTTCTTGGGGACAGGCCTGATTATAGCCTCAATCTGGTCATCAGACAGGAACGAAGCGCCGCGCATGATAATATTCTCGTAATGGCGCGCAAATACAGCCGGAGGCATGGCCTTTCGGTCTCGCTCTATCTGTTTACGATTGGTCAATGGAGATTGAATCTCATTGGTCTCATATAGGTAGGTTTCTATTTCGGCGCCATCGCGTCCGATTCGCATGAAGTCATCAAGCGGCCCTTCTTCGGATTCGCCAACAGTGGAAGCGATAATCATTAGAGGCTCAGAACGTGCCGAGGTGGTCGGTAGAAGAAGATAGAACAAATCCCATGAATGTTCAGGAAGCATACCGAGTTCATCCCACAGAATAACATCAGCAGATATACCGGGAGCGGATGCCTTATCAGAAGTCAGGATAGTCCATTTATTGCCGTTTACGAGGTTTTCTATCACGTTCCTCGTTACCTTAACGTCACAAGCCAGGCTTGGGTTAAACCCGATAGCAGTCTTGACGCGGTCAGGAACGAGCTTAGCTTGCTCGAAGTCACACGCAATAGAGTATATATTGAGGTTGGTGCCACCGCTATACAAAAAATACGCTCCTATGGTCTGTAAAATCAGCGACTTGCCCTGCTGGCGTGGCGTGCTCACTACACCCGCTGTATACTGTCGCTTGCCATCCTCGTCCAGAGTTTCCATCAATTCAGTCAATATCTGCTCCTGCCATCCCCAATCAGTAAAGTCGATTAGATTGCCGGACGCAGGTCCATCGGGAACGATGTATTCACGCTCCAGAAACTCGATGATATTGGCTTTGCTTACTAATCCCATAATGTCCTATTGAGCGCCCGGTCTACAAACAGCAAAACGCCCGGTCAAGGGCAAAGTCTCCTTGTAGACCGGGCGTTTCATATATATGCTATTGCTCGCTATTTAACTAACTTTATAATAAGTACCTTCCATAATCGCCTTCGATACGCTCACATTAACATCAGGCCTGCTATCAGGCTCACCCACCAGCAATAGAACAGTTTTTATCCATGCCTGCTTTGCGTTTATCAACTGAATCTGCATAGCCACTAAGCTTCTCATGTCCTCTATGGACTTGACTTCCAGGGCGTTATCAGGATTCGGCTTGTCCTTTGTAGGGATTCGGTCAAATGCCGTTCCGAATATGCCGTCAATATAGCTTTCTTTAGTATCAATGCCGTCCAGTGAAGTCCGGGCTAAATCCAGAAATCCAACGACCACTTCCTTTGCGTTTATCTTCTCGGCTTCCTTCAATTCCTCAACAGCTTCGTCTATCGGCTCCTTCGCTCTTGCATCCCATTCAAGTTCCTTTTCCCACCTATAAGCAGTTTTCTCAGATTTTCCAATCTTTTTCTCAAATTCAGACAAAAACGCCTGAGACATGCCTCCCATTTCCATGTAAAGCTTCAAGGCATCGAGATGTATGGCTTTCTCAACTTTTGGCATTATCTATGTCCCGACTTCCTCAACCTACTCATCGCACTCAACGCCGACGCTTTGTTTTTGTATACCGTTCTCAAGTCCCGCCACGCTCCATTGACGAATACCTGCACCTTACGACTATTTGACGGCTTGAGTCTGTATGGCATTCCTTCCGCCCTCTACACTTCTCTTAATATTCAAACAGGTTTTACACTGGGTATAACGTCGTAAAGAATGTTTCCTTATCTTTGGTTCTTTGTATAATTTTCTCGGTCTCGTTATATGACCCCCACTAGAGATGATGCCTGTTGTGTGACAAGCTGCTCTATTATGATATTGCGGATAATAGTGCCATACGGTGTCGAGCAGCTCTATACCCCAACCTTGCACGTTCCATGCCCTGTCATCAGCAAGTACATCAGATCCGGAAAAGCCATATCCTGTCAGCCGGTATATCCAGTTACGATCATTGACTTTACCATTCTTTTCCGTTCTATATGATGCAGTTCTGACCTCGCTCATAACAGCTTCTCCAATCGCCTGACGAGCATGTGCGATGTGGAATATATCTCATCTTGTGTAACGAATCTAGCGAAACTCAATGCCCTCAGATCACTTACCAACAACTCTATTGCCTCGTGTAACGCCGTGTCCCTGATGGCATTATCGGATAACGGAATACAATGCTCACTCCAATCATCGCTGAAGCAAATAGTAACAACCTTTTCTGAATAAGAAGAATTAATCGTTGAAAAAGCATCACCACAATCCTCATGGACAAAATCCAATCTCCATTCGTTCAACCCGAATCTCTCAATATGCCTCTTGAATTCATCACAAAATACCTTAAACTGCCTTTTCGTAGTCTTCATATACCCTCCAAAGTAGGTAGGGCGACGCTTTGGAACGAGGCTAAGCCTCCGCCGCCCATGTGGATCAGGGCTGCGCTTCCTGGCATATCGCTTCTCTTATCCTATCCAACACTTTATCGGTCTCCCCCTTCTTCTTCACGCAGCGGCATGGAATATACAGATGGGTCTCTACGTCCTTACCGAGACTTCCTGTGCCATAACATTTCTTGCATCTCTGATCGGGCATCTTGTCAAGTTTGATCCATTCCCCCGTCCGTATGGCCTGCTGTAACGCATCTGAATTCACAAATTCTCGAATCTCACCTGTCTCAACATTCATCTAAAACTCCTTCTTTCTTATTTATCCCCCTATGCCGCCAACTTCGGCAACCACCCGCATCGTCAATTCGGATGAATCGGTTGAAGCCCATGCGTCGCCTGTATCGGATATTCGCGTCCCTGGAACTCAGCGCACTCTTCATCATGTCCCACCAATGCAAACCAGATAAGTATTGCGACGTTAGCCTCCTCGAATCCCAGTATCTGAGCTTCGGATAACACGCGTTGGCCTTCTGTGCGAGCTATCGTCTCCGCCCTGCGTCTATGTAGTTTCCGCTCATATACTCCCACGCGGTCTCTGATCTGCTTCGGTGAGAGTTCCGGCCTGCTTATCAGCAACCTTTCCTCGAAATTCGCAGACGCCATCATTTGTCTCGAGTTCAAACCTATCTTTGGCCTCATCTCACGCCCTATCTGCTTGAGTCCTTTGCCTTGCCTGATACCATCTTCCAGTATGGCATTGACAGCGGTGCGCGTTTCCTCTGTAATCTCTACAACGAGCTTAGACGCCAGATCGTTGACAGCAAGCGCGGCTTTGCGTTTCAATGGATCTATGGGATCTGGCACGAACCCCACCATGCTGAATGAGAGTTCAGTCCCTGCGCGCATTCCTGACGCAACCCCGGGAGCCATTATCTCGTTGCCAGAAGCCTGGATCACACTCCATGCTGGAAACGCAGCAACCATCGCCTCGAAGTTCGATTCCGTCATAGAGCCGACGGCTTTATTGAAGTCTGTCATCACGAGATCAGATTGAGTTTTCGGCATCCATCTATTTTTCTCTATCGCCATCCAACGATTGGTATACATACGCATACTGCGTTCTGCGCTGTTTGACGATAGTTGATTTTCAAGTTTACGCTTGTTATTCATACTTATCCTGAGCTATGCTATTTGGATCGGGATTCTTCGTGTCTCATACTTATCCAAAATTGCATCAAATTCCAGGAGAGTTTTCGCCTTCTGGAGTTCTTCGCCCATTTGGTGGTAGTTACTAAGTCGGCGTCCTTCAACCATCCGTTTTGCTATCTCAAAATGTCGCTTATGTATGTCTTTGTCTGCCATCATACCGCCTTCGGCCATTATGAATGCAAAACGCATCCATAATCCTCAGCAACCCAAAAATGAAGCCTGAAATCCTCGCCTGCTGCATGTAGCTGATGCCGAATCACAGAATTCGATGGATGATCAGCGTTACAGGTAGAACCAGGATGCGAGCAAGTCCCAATCAGTTCGCCTGCTCTGCGCTTCCACTTACTGCATGTCAAGCAAGTCGCTTTCTGTATTGCTGTGATTCCCATCAACTTACTCTTCCTTTTCCGACTTAAACACTATGGCGTCACCCTCAAAAGTCATTGTGCCACGGCTTTTGATACGCTTCGCCATGAAAACTTTTACGCGATTCCCCTCTTCATCAACGCCCGGTATCTCCCACGTCATAGTCATATTGATCTCGCAATTAGGCTTTGCAGCTTCCAGATATTCACTCACCGTCATTTCATGATCGAATTGCATTTTCTTCACATCTGCCATATCATTTTACCACAAAATGCTCAGGATGCGCCAGCTTGAACTTCACCTGTATTTATATAACTTTCGGTAGCTTCTTCTGTGCCTGCTCCCACGACATCTGTGCGCCGTTGCGCTCCACATATACATGCTCATCAGAGCCGACATGGTTTATGTAGCGCTTTACGATTACGTCAGTGTACGCACACGAAATCTCGATCCCATAACAGATGCGGTCTAGCTGGTCAGCGGCTATTAGGGTTGTGCCTGAGCCACAGAACGGCTCCCAGATGATATGCCCTGCTCCTGAGTGCGCCTTCAATGCCCTTCCCGGTAGGCATACCGGGAAGGCGGCAACATGGCGCGTCAATGGTCTATCATCTGTTGCTTCGTCTCTGGTGTCCCATATAGCTCTAACGCTAATATCCCAATCATAAACTTGATCGCTTGCACCACCAGGTAATCGCCATGTCCATATATGCTCCCATTCTTGATAATGCGGAATACTAGTCTTATATGTCCAGAATGGTTGCTGCAATCTATTAAACGGCTTGTACCATATCCGCTGTGCATATAAATCCATGCCTCGCTCTTCATGGAAGATCTGCCAATAATCTTTTGAAATCAAATATAAGCATTGTCGATCACTGCCTGTCATTGGGCTGGCATGAGATTGCGGCGCAATCTCACCAAAGTTGACAAAGAAAAAACCGCCCGGTTTGATACATTCAAGCGATCTGTCCGCTGTTGATCGCAATAACTGTAAATGGTCTGCGAAAGACACTCCTACTTCGTACTCTTTACCAACCGCGTATGGTGGAGAAGTCAAGCCCATATCCGCCTTCTCCCCACCCATAACCCGCTCAACGTCCTCTGCCTTCGTGGAA